GCAGGGCCCGAACCAGACCCCGTGCGCTCGGTGGGTGACAGTGGCGCCATCACCCGCGCCAGCGACGCTGGCCAACTCGGCGCAGATCCGCGCCAGGCCTCCGGTTTCGACTCGTTCGGTGGCCCCGCGATAGTCCAGGCTCACGGTGCCGCCGTTGATCTGGGTCCAGACTTCCGGCGGGTCCACCGTGCTGTTCAGGGTGCTGGTAGTGTCCGGGTATTCGTAGAGGAGCAGGGTCGCGGTCTTGGCGTCCGCCTCGCAGGCGAGCACGCCGGTCAGGGTCGCGCCGATATCGATCGTCCAGTCTGCGTTCACGGTGCCGAGGATCTGGAGCGTCTCGGCCGGGTTGCCACCCGCCCCCGCGCCCGCGGTGACGGCTCCTGCGGAGTCGAGGCACCGGGCCTCCACGATCTGGTTCGCGCCCGCGGCACCACCGACGACAGCGTCTGCTGTGACGGCGTTGCGGAGCCCGATCAACAGCGCGTCCTCGTTGGCGGGCGTCGCGTGGTTGATGGCGTTGCCGTTGATGGTGACCGTGTAGGTGGCAGCCACGTCGAGCACGGTCATGGTCACATCCGCGATCCTGCGGTGGACCTCGGAGCGGAGAGCCGCCACCAGGAGCGCGACCACGGACGACTGCAGAGCGACCCCTGCAGCAGCTGTGGCTGGCGCTCCCGTGTAGCTGGTCTGCTCCTCCCACTGCGGGTTGCGGCCGGCGAAGAGGACGGCGAGGGTGTTGGCGAGCTGGAATCCGGCGGTGGTCATGTGGTCACTCCACGGCGGTCTTGGTGTAGGTCAGGCGAATGGTGCCGAACCTTGCTGTCGCCGCCCCGTTGGGGGTAAGGCTCATGACAAGAAAATAGCCCTTGTTTTTCACGTCGATCGCGTGAGAAAACGTATCGGTATAGGTGGTCCATGCTGGCGTGGTCACACCGAACTGCGGGGCGCCGTACTGTTCGAGCGCGTTCGCGCTGGCGGATCCGTCCTCTGCCAACTCGTTGATGATAATATCGCACGACGAAAGGGCATCGCGGTAGTAGTCGATACGGATTCCAGTGAGGGTAAAGACGGTCCCCGCGGCAGGATCGTCCGTGTTGTTCTGCTCGAATCGCAGCGGGTATCTGGCGGTCATGGTGGCGCCGCCGCCGGTGGCTCCGGTCACGTAGTCAGGAGGCCCCGCTGCGTAGGCGATCGAGTCGTTAGACGGGGCCCATCCCCCCATGAGCGGAGACACGTCCATCACCATCTCCAGCGTCTCGTCGTAGGCATAGCGGATCTCGGTGTCCGGATCTTTCCCTGCTACCTGTCCCTGGTGTCCTGTGCTCATGGGATCCTCCTATTGGCCTGGTACGATGAGCTGACGCATGGGCAGGTAGTCGTCGCCCGGATCAACGCGGCGCCAGACTCCCGGCCTGTTGCCCCGGTAGATGCGAGCGATGGAGGACCCGCCGCCCGTGTCGTAGCCAGTGAAGACGGCGGTTCCGTCGGTGGCCACGGAGTTGATCGCGCCTGCTGCTGGCTGCCAGTTCCAGGTCATCGACAGATCCGACTTGTTGAACGCGCCGACGATGTTGACGCCCGCGGCATCGTAGGCGACGAGGACCAGATCCTGATCGACCGCGATGCTGTGCTCGTTGGCGAGCCCCGCGATGTTGCGGGAGGTGAGCGTCACGCCATCCGCGCAGCCCCTCACGGTCAGGTGGGCAGCGGCGCCGGAGTCGATCGCGTAGAGGTATCGACCGTCGCAGGCGAGCCGCTCGTTGGCGGCGATGGCATTCGGGGCGAGGTCCCAGGCGGCGCCTGTCGTGTCCAGAGCCGTGCCTCCCTCGTTGGCGGCGTCGTTGCCCGTGGCGGCGTCCAGGGCTCGCATGGTAGCGGCCGAGCCATGCCCGGAGGCAGTGCCAGCTACGAAGACCTGACGGCCGTTGGTGGCGATGCTGAATAGGTTCGCGTTGTGGTCGTAGGACCACGTCAGGGCTCCGGCTGCGATGGTCAGGGCTTTGACCTGGTTCGCGGCAAGCTGCCCCGCGACGTAGACGTGCGTGCCGTCCATGCAGATATCGTTGACCGTCGAGACGTTGTTGTGTACCCACTGGCTCACGCCGGTATCGTGGTCGAACAGCTCGACGAACGCACCATATGCCAGGGCCACATATTCGCCGTTGGAGCAGACCTTGAAGTTGTTGCCGGCGTTGGTCTTGGTGTAGGTGGCGACCGCAGTGGTGGTGTCCCGCTCGCGACTCACGATGGTCCCTGCGCCGTCGTGCATGAGGATGATCGACTTGGCGGTCACCGCTACGCTGTCCACGTCGTCGCTGGTGTCGGTGGTGGTGTGCGCCGTCCCCGGCGCCTGGTCCATGTCGTGCTCATCCACCAGGCAGGCCTGCTCGATGGCGGCCCCTGCGCTGTCGCTCATGCCCTCGACGGCTTCCTCGAGGGTCTCGAACCGCGGAAGCAAACCTTGGCCGATCATGTACGCCAGCCAGTTGAACTCCTCGGCTGGGACGGGCTGACCGGACGGGTACCCCTGGGCGATCTGCGAATCCGTGGGCCTGGCCGGGGCGTGCGGCTCGCCGGTCGCGGTCGCTGCGGCTCCCCAGTCAAATGGGCTGTCAATGGCGCTCATGGGTAGAGCCTCCGGGAGAGGATGGTCGTGCCCCAGGTCGTTCCCGAGCCGGCGTACCCGGGCAGGGCCTCGGTGAGGCACCAGGACACGCCCGCGGGGATGGCCTCGGCGATCAGGCGGACCGTAGCGTTGGCCTCCTCGTCGGAGAGCCAGGACTCGCGGAAGATCGAGATGTTGAGACCCGCGGGGTAGAGGCCGAAGTAGCGGGCCGACGTGGCCTGCGTGATGTCCTTGGCGATATCGATCAGGGCGTCGATCGGGTTGTCGCTCCCGTGTCGGTACAGGCGGAGCACGCGCATGCGGGCGCGAACGAAGCGCCGCAGCTGCTGGTCGTTCAGGCCGTCGTATGGCTGGCCGACCAGGTCCGCCCAGACGCGCAGGTGGACGCCCTTCGCGGCGTGCAGGGTCATCCCGTCCAGCAGCGAGAAGGCCACGTCTTCGAGGTCTTGGACCCCTGCGGCCAGGCCCTGGACAATCCGCGACGTCCTGGGCTGAGCCTGCAGGGCAGTAGGCATCCTACCAAGCGCGATCTCCGCGTGGTTCGGGATGTAGCCGACAGCGAGGGACGGGGTGATGCTCACGTGGTCACCGTCACGGTCCCGAGATCAGGCCACTCGGTAGCGATCGGCTGCACGAAGGCGTCGCCGTTGAGAGTCACGGTGACACGGCGCACGCCAGCCACGTCGTCGGCGATGGCGACCTCCAGATCGAGATCGTCGATGGCGACCCCGCCCGCCGCGTTGTCGGTGAACCAATCGGTGATCGCGGTGTCCACGTCGTCGCTCACGTCGCCCAGCACGTAGCCGGTATCGGGAACGACCGTGGCGATCACGTTGACGGTCAGGCTGGTCGCGTAGTACCAGCGCACGGTCTCCTGGTAGCCGTCGGAGCGGGTCACCGTCGCAGTCGTCGAGCCGTTCAGGTAGATACCCGGGTCGAGATGACGGTAGAGCAACTCTGCCAACTCTTCCTCTTGTGCCGTGGTGAGCGTGGAGGGGTAGACGCAGACCGCGATGGAGTGAGGCTGGAGGGTGAGCCCGGAGACGACCGCGGCGGACGCGGTCCGGTTGGAGACGCAGAAGGCACCCTGGACGTAGTCCAGAGCGAGGACGCGTGCTTGTACCGCGGCCAGGGTGCCAGAGCCGCGATTGGCCAGCGAGGACGCCTGACGGAGCCTGTAGGCGTTGTCGCTCTCCAGGTTGGTGCCGAGCGTCGCCGCCGCCGCGTTGTAGACGGCCGTCCAGCCTGACACCGGGGTGACGATCTCGTCGATCTCGCCGATGACAGCGGCCGTTGGGCCGTCCTCCGTGCACTGAACGACGGTGGTGGTGGTGCCGGCCAGGGGGATCGTGACGTCTTCCGTCAGCGCCCACTGCGCTGTGTCGTCCTCTCCGCCCCCGCGCACCAGCTTGCCGGTGACGATGATCGTCCCCGTCGTCCCGGTGATGATGACGGTGCATGTCGAGGGCGTGGCGGGGTCCCGCTCCACGCCGCGGATCGCGCCGATATCATCCAGGTGGACCCCGGTGGCGTTGTTGGGGGACATGGAGTCGTGGATCGACTGCGTCATCTCCGAGACGCTCCCGAGCCGGTCGGCGAGCACGTCCACCAGGATGGACAGCACCAGATCGCTATCCCAGTCCACGGCGGCGTAGCCTGCGTCGAGCAGGGCGGCGTCCACGCCGTCCCGCATCAATTCCGCTTCGTCTGCCGCCCGGGGGGCCACGTAGCCGGAGGAGTCGAATCCGTAGGTGCTCACGTCAGCCTCCTCATGCCAGCACCGAGCTGGCCCGGCCCCAGAAGTTGGCGGTGAAACTCATCGATCTGGCGTCGTGGTCCTGGATGGTTGCGGAGATGCTCACGGATCCCTCGTCTGTCGAGACGTCGGCGGACACGGAGATCGTACCCCCTGACGCGGTCGCTTGCACGTTGGACACGGAGACGACGCCCTTGACCGCGGAGATCTGCTTTCGCGCGTGGGATCGCACGGTGGCGAGCGGCACGGGCTTGGACGACAGGACCGCCACCCAGGGCATGCCGATAGACACGTCTCGCAGGACCTCGCCCTTGTGGGTTGCGAGCCTGACGCGGATCCGCTGGGCCACCAGGTCGATGCCGGAGACCAGCCTGCGCCGATCGGGGAAGTCCAGGCCGTCAAGGTAGGTGTCGAGTCTCATGTGTCCGCCTTCACGACAGACGAGCCGACGTTTCCGGCGGACCCTGTCGTGGTGCTGACGCCGGTGGAGAGAGGCCCAACTACCACCCCTGGGTGTATGTGGGTCGAGATCGCGGTCCAGAGTGCATTGATCTCTGACCTAACCAGCGAGTCGAGGGCTACCTTGTCGGACGCGGATGAGCTCCCAAGCCGCACGTCACCGGTCCCGCGGTCGTAGAGCACCACGGCGCCGCTGGCGTAGGCCGCGGACGGCAGAGGGGATGCAGGGGCCTGCACGCCGGCCAAGAACACGGCATCGGTGATGTCGAATCGTCGTGGGTCGCGGGGCTCGGTCGCCTGGCTTGCCGTCGCCTTCCACTCGTCGATCGAGCGGTCGCAGATCAGAGCCAGGCCCCACTCGCCATCCTCGAGGTCCCAGGTCACGGAGCCGGCGAACTGAACGGGGACGTTGGAGACCGGCGGCCGAGCCCTGGCGACCGTCTCGCCGTCGTCGTTCTGGACACGGTAGGCGGTCGCGATCTGGATGGTGGCCGTCTGCGTGGCGCGGTCGTAGGACAGCACCCACGCCGGAGCGGCGACCCTGACGGCGCCACGGGCAGCCTTGGCGGCCTGGTCTTGCACCTGGGCCTGCGTGGTGTTGCGGCTCATAGCGTCGCCCCCACGGCTTCCACGTAGAACTCCGAGCCCCGGGAGTCGCCCCGGAATCGGCATTCGGTGCAGCGGTAGTCCCCGGACACGCTCTCGGAGGTCACGCGGAACGCCCGCCCGGGGCGCATGGAGGGGTCGATCAGGGCTCGGATCTCCACGCCCGAATCAGTCCTCGTGGGGCTGCCGATCATGCCGGTGGTAGGCGTGAACAGGATCGCCTCCTCGCCCGTGGTGGTCCCGGACGCCCAGATCTGGAGCGTGCCGTCCCGGATCGTCCACTGGCGCCCGGTCATGCCGCAGAGATCGTCCAGGATCCCCCGCGCGGTCCCGGACAGGGCGCGACCGTAGGGGAATCGCTCGTCCTCTCCGACGTCGTAGGTGCCCAGCGGCAGCCCGAGTTCGTCGGCGACAACCTGGAAGACCTGCGCCGCGGTCTGCTCGGCGGAGTAGCCCACGTCCAGGTATGTGCCCGTGTAGGCGCTCCGGCCGTCCTGGGCCTCGACCACCAGCACGCGGTCAGTGGACTCTCTGCGCTCGCTGACGCCGTCGGGGATGGGCTCCCCGTGGAAGATGAGCCGCGCCACGCCCTCGCTCGAGTAGCCGACCAGGAGCCGGATGACGGCCCCGTCCTCTTGCATCAGGGCGATGGTGTCCGAAGCGGCGCCCGTGATCTCGATCTTGGCGCTGTTCGGGCTCGAGCCGTCGTTCATCTGGACGTCGAACTTGACGCGCAGGGCGGACAGTTCCCGGCCCGTGTCACCCTCGGTGCCAAGCTGGACGGTCACGAGTCGGCCGAACTGGGTCACGTCGTCACCCGCAGCCCGAGATCGTCGGAGTCCTCGTCCGGGATCTCGCTCTCGGAGTAGTACAGGAGCCGTCCGTCTTCGGTGCCCAACTCCTCGCGCTGGCGCAGGTCGCCGAAGACCAGGAACGCCCCGGGCGGCTGGCTGGCCTGCAGCACGCCGACGAGTGGGTCGGAGCGCCCGGATAGGCGGCGACCCTTGGCGATCGGGGTCATGTCCTGCGTGTAGATGTCCATGTACCAGGCCTGCTGACGGGCTCGCCAGGTCAGGCGGACGCGGTAGCGCGTGTCGTCCATGGTGTGGGTGAAGATCGTAGACGGCTGACTGACGAACGACGGGAGCTCACGGGGCATCAGGAAGCCTCCTCTTGCTCGCTGCCGTAGATCAGCTGGTACAGCCACGACGACGCGGCCTCTTCCTCGGCCTCGCTCATGTCCGGGGTGGCCCCGCTCTGCTCGCCTGCATCCACCTCGGACGCCAGCCCGTCGGCGGCCGTCTCGGCGGCCTGGGTGACTGGGATCGTGACGGTTTGCGCCTCGACCACCACCACCTCGCGGAATGCCAGCGAGAAGCGGAGCGAGCGGTAGGCGCCCCTCTCGTGGGACATGGAGACCAGCACGTAGCTGTCGATCTCCTCCTCGGGATAGGCCAGGGTCAGCGACAGGCCCCAGCAGCCCTCCAGGAACTCGACAGCGGCGTCCTCGCGCTCCTTACCGGTCGGCTGGTCGTAGGTCCTGCCCTCGAGCGGAGAGCGGGTCACGGTGGCCAAGGGGGTATCTCGCCCGGGCTCCCTGATCACGGTGTCGGAGATGGAGGTCCCGAGTTCGACGGGGTGATCCGTGGTACGCGCCCGCAAGTCGCGCGCGTACCTGGTGACCGCGTCGAAACTCCAGGACACGCCGTCGGAGCGGGTCACGACGAGGGGCGCGGTTGCCATTAGACCTCCGCTCCGGCCAGGGCTGCCACGGCGTCGCGGTTGCTACGTGCCAGGGCGTCCTCGATCTGCCTGGCGATATCGTCGGCGTCGGCTTGTCCGTTGACGGTGACGGAGACTTGGTTGCTAACCGCGGCGTTGCTGATCGCTGTGCTTGCCCCGGACATTGGCGCCACTGACGGCTCGTAGGTCCCGCCAGATACGAACCCGGTGAGGCCTTGGATGGCGTCCGTAACGGCACCAATCATCCACGTCCGGTGGTCAAGCTCGCTCGTTAGATACCGCTCGATCAACTCTCCGACTTCCGGCAGGACGACCCCAAAGGCGGACAGGAACTCCTGCGCGGCCGACCACGCGCCGTCGAAAGCGATGACGACAGCGTCGAGCAGATCGATCATGGCCTGCAGCATTTCCAGGGTCGCCTGGGCCTCACGAACGAGAGCTCCCATGATTCCGGCCGCGCCCTCGTGCTTCTCGATGAACTCACCGATCGCGCTGGAACCACCCTGCCACAGCACCACGAGATCCTGGTAGGCAAGCGCGAGCAGCACGATGACGCCAATCACCGCGGCCACAGCCGCAACCCAACCGCTCAACGCGGCCCCGGACACGCCGACGATGGCGGCCAACGACTTGAACGCCTTGATCATGGACAGGATCGCCGACGTGGTCTTGTAGGCGACCACAGCGGACAGCGCGGTAGCCAACGCAGCGGCCGCGACCGCTGCAGCCTCGAACAGGAAGCCGACGGTGGCGATGACGTCGATCCGCTCCTCGAGGGCGACAAGGGCGTCGCGGATGGCGATGATGCCGCCCTCGATCTTCTTGGCCCACTTCTCCATCCGCTGGCGGATGATATCGCCGTTGGCCTTCGCCCAGTCGGAGAACCTGCCGAGCATGTCGTTGAAGACCGGAAGCAGGCCCTCTCCGATCGTGTTGCGGAGGCCGACCAAGAATGCCTTGGCGTTGGTGAGTCCGTCCACGAACTCCTCTGACGCCGCTGCGCCCTCCACCGAGAGCACCAGGCCGAGGTCGTGCGCCTCCTGACGGTAGGCCCGCAGGGCATCTCCGCCCTCGTTCAGCAGCGGCAGAAGCTTGGCCCCGCCCTTGCCGAAAATGTCGTTGGCGAGAGCCATCTTGGTGGTCTCGTCCTCGAGGCCCTTCATCTCTTCTGCGATGGCCTCCAGGAAGCCCAGCTGCCCAAGCGACGAAGCCTCCTTCGCGCTGTCTTCATCGCCGAACAGGCGGGTCAGAGCGTCCGCGGCCGTCCCTCCGGTGGTGGCCAGCTCGTCCGTGCCGACGGCCAGGCGGCGCAGCGACGTCTCGACGTCCTGGATCGACGCCCCGGACCTGTCAGCAGCGAACGAGAGCTCTTGGAACTCTGCCGTGGTGACGCCAACGCGCTTGGACGCCTTGGCCGCCTCGTCTCCAGACACCGCTACGGCGTTGACCACGGCTGCAATGGACCCTGCAACCAGCGCGATCCCGCCAGCAAGGACAGCCGCGGCCTGCGCCGCTGTCGCCATGCTGCTCTTGGCGTCGCCGATGGCGCTGTCGAACTCGGAGACCGCCGCCGTGTCGGCGTCAACCCCGAGGGCGACCAGCAGCTCTCGGATCGTGGTCGCCATCTACATGCGCCCCTGCTGCCGACGGGCAGCGGCTTCGCGCTTGATCTTGTCCCGCTCCAGCTTGTGGAGCGCGTCCATGGCGTCCTGGGCTACGTGGGCTTCGTAGACGTCGCCGAACCCGAGCTGGCGGACGGCAAGCATCCGCCCCGGGTCAACGCGTCCGGAGCCGTCCACGGAAAGGCGCATGGTCCACCAGCTCACTCCGTCGGCGGCCGCCTGTCGGGTGACAGAGCGGCCTTGGCCTTGGTTGTTGCTGCTCGGACGAGGGCGCCGAAGCCACCCAGCGGCCCGAAAAAACGGTTGTACTGCCCCACCTTCCACACGGCGGCCACGAGCTCGCCGTAGTTGCGCTGGTAGGCGGTGTCGAATGCCACGTCCCGGGCCAGAGGCTTGCCGTCGCGCTCGGCATGGCGCAGCACGTCGCGCACCAGAGGCAGGTCGATCGCCTCGATGGCACGCCGCATCGCTGGCCCGCTGCTGGTGAAGTCCAGCCCGGCCAGGTTGGCCATGACCTCGGGATCGTCCATGATGGACTCGAGGTCGAAGCTGCCATCGGTCTTGGCTGCGCGCTTGAGGGCGGCAGGGACGGTCTTGACGAGCACGGACAACGCCGTGCCGGCCAGGGGGTCGATAACCGCTGCGGCGATGCGGGAGCAGACGCCGAAGCCTTCGGTCGGGTTGTGAGCCGCCACGCGGTAGCTGTGCTGCTTGCCGTCGGCGTCCTCGAGTGTGAACTGATGGAACATGGCGCGTCCTCTCGGTGGTCAGGCTACCGCTACAGAGCGGTCGCCAGGGAAACGGTCGGGTCTGGGAGCAGCACGCGGAACTCGACGCCGTCGCGCCCAGAGCCCATGCTGACGTCAGGGCGGGAGATGATGATCGCGTGGTCGCTCTCCCAGGTGTCGCCGTTGCTCGGGTCGGTGAGACGGAAGGCACGGGCCGTCAAGGCGCCGCCCTCTTCCACCTCGGTCCGCTGCTCGGCGCGGATCTCGGCCAGGTACTTGTACCCGGTGGACTCCGGATGCAGCGTCATGGTGACGATGTGCCGGTTGTCGCTGGAGACGTTGAGCACGACCGCGGAGCCGTCCACGGAGACCTCGTGCTCATCGTCGGCGGTGACCGGCGAGACGGTGACGATGGTGTCACCGGAAAAGCCCTGGATGCGGTAGGGGGAGAGGAAGACCTGGACGGCCTTCGGGGCATAGGCGCGGGTGGTGTCGGCCATGGGTCACGCTCACACGATGGCGGTGGAGG